CATATCATGATCGGCATCAGTTGCATTATTGGCAATAGTAATTGGTTTATCTAGGTAAGATATACCTTGAGTTGTGGTGGTGGCTTCAGTTATTAAATTGTCCGATTCGCTTTTATTATAAACATCTAAAGTTGTTCTAGCTTCAGTTTTATTTGTTGAATCTAAAAAATTAACAATGTCTGATGAATATTGATTTTCAATTTTTGTTAATAACTGAGCTATTGTGACTTTTTTATCAACGCTAGATTCATTCAAATGTAAATACGCAGCGTCCAATATTGTTCCTATTTTTGCTGGTAAACCTGAAATTGTAATATTTGCCATAATTTTTAATTAATTTTAAAATTAATACTAAAAGCTTTAATATTTGCCGCTGTAGCACCAGATATAGGGATAGTTCCGTTGGCATCAGCAGTTCCAAATGTTAAATTATTATTGTTTATAATTTTTGTTGATGCGGCTACGGATGTCGGCTTATCAGCAAAACCTAAAACATAGTCATTTAAATTTGTACTATCAAAAGCAACAATAAATGAAAAATGACCATCTTTTGTTAGTCCTGTTCCAATACCATCAACAACTTCTATCATATCATTTGTAAATTTACTCCATAATCCTAAAATATTAAATATAAAATTTAAATGATTTAATGCATAATTTCCATCTAAACTTCCGTTTTGTTTTAGTTCATCTGTTGGCTCTAATTTGTTACTTCCACCTTGTCTAGTTTCAGTAGCATCATTAGTTGCCCATTCTATTGTATTATTTGGTTTTACCGACATAATGTTAAATAATTAATTATTGATAAACTAAATTTGCTAATCCTCCGCCAATAATGTTTTGGTTTTCATCATAGCAGCCTAAAATTGCTCCTGTTTCTGTAACCAAAGTATCTCCGGCGTCAGTTATTAAATTTAAATTTTCTACAACTCCAAATTCTTTTCCGCCAAAAATAATTTGAAGTTTATTACTCTTTATTTCAGATTCATAATTAACAACAAATTGTGATCCTGCATCATCTACAATATTATCTACTAAATCAGTTTGTAAATTTGCTTGCGTAGTTTCAATTTCTATTGCAATAAATGGAACTTGACCATCTGATGCGTAAATTAAAACTGCAACTCCTGCTGCCGACAATCTATCAATTATTGTTTTTATATTTGTTGGCAATGTTTTTCCATTTGTATAAACAGTATAAGCAGCAGGAGGATTATCTGAATAAACAACTTTAGTAGCATTTGTAACTAAAGTTAAAATTTCAACAATATCTTCTACAAAAGCTCTAGAAGTATTCTTAAATATTTTTAAAGTTAAAGCTGAACGATAATCAACATCATTTCTACCATTTCTTCCTTCTACAATAATATGACCAATTAAATCTAATTGTTTTCCTGATGAAGTTGTTATATTTAAAATAACTTTCAGATCAGCAAATACAGTATCTAATTCATCAAAAGTACTAGCAGCAACCTGGAGAACTTTATTAAAATTCTCTGATGATTTAAATTGCTCAATATTTAATTGTTTTATAGTATCGTAAATGCTCATTATAATGTAACGTCAATTCTACTTAAATCAAATAAAGGTTTTTCCTTTATTGAACAATTAATATTAGAAGCACCATAAGTTGGTGTTCCTCCTGCTGTTGCAGTTGAAGCAATAGTTATTGTAGCAGATCCTATACCTTCAATCTCATATAAAGGCTTATAGAATTTTTGTGTTACAATAACATCTCCTATATTAAAATAATCTTCAGCAAATTCTAATATTGATTCTTTTATTGCAGCTTCGCCATCAGTAGGGAAGTCTTCCTCATTATTATAAGAATCAATAACAACTTTGACCCACATATATAAATTACTAGGCCTTGAAAACTTAATATTATGAGGAATATTTTGATTGTCTTTAACTTCTACTGTAATATCTCCATGAGATTTTATTCCTGCAACTTTCATTTGGAATAACTTAGCAGCAATATTTGCATTAGAACCGCCTTGAGCAACAGTTTCAAAAGATTTAGCAGGAATATTATCTGAATCAGTAACTAAACTATCGTTTTCATATACTCTACAATAACTTACTCCAGAAACTTCATCTAATATTTTGGCTCTAATAGCATCAACAAAATTAAATCCTGCAACGGCTATATCTTGTTGTGTTCTTAATCTTAATTCTTGATCTGTTTCAATTTCTCTTCCAGTTTCTCCTGCGTAATAGTTTCTTACAGAATCTAAACCAGATATTGCCGTTGAAATTGTATCAATAGTTTCAGCAGCAACTTCATTTTTACCTACTTCTAAAGCTGTAACTTCTATTTGAGATTGAACTTTACCAACAGTCATTTTAGAATCTGCTGTAATGTCATAAATATCATTTTTATCAATAGCTTCAATTGTCATTAAGCCGGATCCTTCATTAGTTATAATTAAACCGATTGTTGCTCCTTCGACAATAGCTTTTAATCCTGTTATAATTTCATCAACTGTGGCTGTTCCATCAGAAATATAAGAATAAGAATTACCATTAATATAAAAACGATATGTCGCATTATTACTTATAGTTGTAACTATTATTTGAATCCAATTACATTCATTTTGAGTAATAAATTTATCTTCTAATGTTTTAAATATTAATCCTGTTGAAGATTGTTTAACTTGAGTATTTGAAGGGATAGAAGTAGCATTATCTCCTCTAAAGCTTACATTAGAAGTTGATGCAGAAGCTCCTTTTTTATCTATACCTATTAAAGAGACAGCATTTTCCAATGGAACTCCAGATGCAGTATTTCTATTTAACGAATTATAAGTGTCTTCTGCAGTTTGCCATAAAGAATCTGCCATAGATCCAATAAGACCTATTAAAATGGAATTAGGTGAATCTTCACTTAAATCTGAATCTTGACCAAATTGTGTTTTCCATTCATTTTCTAAATCACTTATAATTTGTTCATTTGTTTTTCTAACAAAACCGTTAGTTGTAACACCGTAAGTCATGAACTAATTAAATTGAATTTTTAAATAATTAAATTTTAAAACAAAACTTCTTTAAAGTACAACCAAATTCTCGGTTATTACTGAGTTGTTTATTGAAACTATATTGACTGAATATTGAACTTTACGCTCATTTTCATCATAATCAATAGAACTTTCAACAATTTCTCTAACCCCTTCTACATCTAAAATTTGTTCTCTTAATATACTTTCAATAATATTAAGATCTAAATTTTTGCTTCCTAATATATCTTCAAAATATGGAAGGCCGTGCTCAGAATTTAAAAACCATTCATCTTTAAAAAATTTTAATCTCATCCTAAGTCTTTGTATTATTTCTTTGTCAGAATTATTATTTGAAATAATAACTAATCGTTTATTGCTAAAATAAATATCGTTATTAGAATTTAATGCAAACGTGCTCATAATACTATAATAAATTAAGTTACCGGGCCTGTATTAGAAAGACCAGAAGTTACTCCCGTATGAGTGTGGTTATTATAAAGTTGGTCATTTATTTTTACATCGCCGTTTAATTTTATTTCTGGAGCTTCAATTTTTATTTCTGTTGTTGAAGTTAATTTGACTTCTGTTGTTGAAGTTAATTTTATTTCTTTAGCTCCTATAATTTCTATATTTTCTGCTTCTATTTGTAATAAATGAGACCCGTTATTTTTAAATCTTATTTTTGAACCTGAATAACTTATTAATAAATCTTCGTTATTTTCAGCATGAGATATTTTACTAAAAGGATTTAATCCTAATAAAGCAATAGCATCTGTTAAATTATTTTGTCTAGGATCATCTGGAGTAATTTGTTTTCCATTTGAAAGCCATTCTTCTAAACTTTTTTCAGAAAATACTAATAAAACAGTATCATTAACATTTACAGGAAATGTAATAGAAGCGCCACCTGAAGCAGGATGCATTACTGGAACATTATGTATTACAGGAAGTTCGATAACTTCTCCATCATTATATTTTTGATTTAAAGCCGGTTGAACTTTTGCTTTTTGTTTTGTATAATCATATTCTAATATTTTTGCAGGCATACAAATATGCATATCAGCAATTTTATTAGCAATAATAATATTTAATAATTCTATATTTTTTATTGTCATTTTTGTATTGCTTGAATTTGACATAACCAATTGCTATCTTCAGTGTCGCCGTTAAATTTAACTGACTTTACTAAAAATGTCCCATCTACTTCAGAACTTTGAACTTTAATTAAATTCTTAGGCTGAATAGAAGGAATAATTAAACTATTTATTTTCCATCCATCTATTAATTTATTTTCTTTAGTTTTTGTTTTTACAGATTTTTCTTTAAATCTTTTTGGTTTATCTATTAAACCGGTTTCAGGAGATAAAAATTGAGCTATTACTTGCTTATTACTTTCATTTGGCTTAGTTATTATCAAAACATTATTTGCTATTGTCCATTGATATCCTATTCTTGCTAAAACAATATCTAATGCTGTTCCAGGAGTTCCTATAAATGAAAAACCTTGTTTATAAATATAATTAGGAAGTAACGAATAGTCATTTTTAGCTAAATTCAATTCTCCTACAATTTTTTCTATTATTTGTTTGGTATTAGAATTTTCTGCAAATGAAAGAGATAATTTTTTACTTGTCAAAGGAATATAACCATCTTTTAAAGTAATTTTTGTAATAATATCAAATCCATTAAAGTCATGTTCATATTCAACAACGTTTCCTATAAATAAAGTGCTTAATTCTTCTCCGTCATATCCGATTTTCAATATTACAGAAACATCTTTTTGCTCTAATAAACCGATAGTTTCTTCTGATAAATTATAAATATTAACTTTTCCTGTATTAGTTTCTTTATTATCATCCATATCTATATCAAAAGAAATCCTAACATCGTCTAATAATCTACCTATTGAACCTAATTTTCCGATTATAACTTGTGCTTTTCTTTTAAATAATCTGCTCATATTATATCAATTCAATTTCTTCTTGTGTTAAATATAATAATTTAGCTTCTCCTGACGAAAAAGAATTTCTACTAATTACTGCAGAAGTATCAGCTATTTCACAATAAAAATCGCCTGAAGGAAAATTTACATTTCTATGTGTAAATAACAAAGGATAATTTGCAACTAATTTAATATTAGAAACTAATAAATTATCATCTTCATTATATAAACTCATAGTCCAAAAACTTCCTATAGAATTATATAAAAATAATAATTTAAATATTTTTGAATCTAATTCAATTGTTAATGTATGATTCGGATTATTTTTGATAGGAATTATTGTAGCCATAATATTTAAAATAAAGACTTAATAAATTGCCCTAATGTTATTTTAGATGGTGGAGTAAAATCTTTACTTTCACCAACTTGTCTACCAAAAGAACTTTGTTTTTTAGCATTATCAGTTTTTATTCTTAAATTATCAAGACTTACTAATTGACTTTCTACAATTCTAGCTTCTTTAAATGTTGCAGTAAATCTAAATGTTTCACCATCATTTGCATCATTTGGCATATCTAGATTTGTCATTACCATACTAGAATAGCTTTTAAACTTCATCACAAGAGTTATTGGCTCTTTTTCATTTTTAATTCTATATAATTCATCATGAGCTTCTTTTAATCTATTTGGAATATTTCCTGAAGCTAAAGTTGTAATTTGTTTTATTTTAGAATTTTTTAATGAAAATTTACTAATTATTCCTGTAATTATAATTTCAGTAGGTTCATCCTTAACATTATCAGTATTAAATCCTCCTTCAATAGGATTGCTTGTTAAAGAAACTTTTTCAGATATATTTCTTGAGCTAACAATATCAACTTCTAATTTACCTATTTTCTGGGTAAATGGTTGTTTAAAAATTATTGCTGCTGCATTTGTAAAAAAACTCATTGTGCGCCTAATTCAATATAAGTTTGTCTATTTTCTTCTTGTAATGCTTGTTTAACTGCAGCTTTAATGCTTGTAGCATCTGAACCAGACATTCCAGGAGGAATATTTACCGTTAAATTATTATTTACAGTTTTTTGATTATTAGCAATAGAACTCATATTAGTTGTATTTGCCATAGAAGCTTTTGCTCCTGATGCAATGTCAACTTGATCGTCACCAAATCCTACAAAATCTTTAAATTTACTCCATGCACCTGATAAAGATATTTTACTAAGCCAATCAAATGCTTTTTGGAATAAACCAACAATTTCTTTCCAATAAATAATAACTAAGGAACTTGCAGTAATAAAAGCACCTAATGGATTTGCCGCCACAATCAAAGCTAAAGCTCTAAATCCTGCAATCATTTTTGGAAGCAATCCTATTATTAAAAATAAAGGTTTTGTTAAAATTCTAAAGCCTAATATTACTATTCCTAATAATTTTGCTAATGTTCCTATTATTAATAATAGAGGGCCTAATCCTGCAACTAATAGTCCTATGCTTAATATTACTTTTTTACCCTGTTCATCTAATCTGGCAAAATTATTAGCTACTTTCATCAACCAATTTGCAAAACTCCCCATTCTTTGATTAACTTTAAAAACTTCATCCATGCCTCGACCTACATTTACTCTTAACATATAAAAAGCATTACTTATTCTATTAGTACTCGCCCTTATTGTTTTAGCTCCTTTTTCTATAGATTCTCCGTATTTTTTATTTATTGTGTCAGCAACTTTAGATAATACTTTTGAAGAAACTTCACCTTTTTCAATTAATTTTAAAAACTCAGCGGTTCCCATCTCCATAGATTCAGCAAATAAAGCAACTGCCCCTGGAACTGCATCACCTAATTGCAATTTTAATTCCTCTGACATTATCTGTCCTTTCGATTGCATTTGCTCTAACGATCTAACAACCCTTTTAGTGTCGTCTTCTGTAAGACCTAAAGCGACAGATAATCCTAAGAAAGACTTTATCACTTTCCTATTAGTTTCTAAATTATCTTTTGAAGCTGCTAAATATTTAACATAAGGTTTTACAGCGCCTGTAAAAGATGAACCTAATTCTTCAGTTATATCTTTTAAATACTGAATTTCATTTGTTACTGTTTGTTGAATAGGTATGCCATCGCTATATCTTTTTAAAACTGAAGTTAATGAAGCTTCTAATGATTGTATATCTGCTATAGCTTTAACAGAAGCACCTCCAAATGCAGCTAACGGAAGAGATAAAGCTAATCCGATTTCTTTTCCTAATCTAGTAAAAGATTCTCCTGTTGATCTTAAAGATCTAGTCGTATGTTTTAATTTTGAATCAATTTGATTCAATGCATTTACTACGGGCTTTGCATTTGCCTCGAAAGTAACTATTAATTCTTTAAGACTTGTTGCCATCGTTATTATTCATTTTAGTTTCTAAATCTCGTTGCTTTTGAAGCTCTAAATGATTCCTGAAATCTAGGACTGCATTCATTTTCAAAGCATCAATAAAGTTCAGATTTTCTATTTCTGAATAAGTTATAGCTTTATCTAAAACAAGTCTCCATACTATTATTTCATCCACAATTTCAGAATTTAGACCTTTAACTAATTCTTTTTCACTTCGCTCAATGCTTGCCGGATGACTTCTTCCATCGGTGCTAACATCGGGATCTTCTTTACCAGGATGGTAAGAATATTTAGAGAAAAAAAACCATTGAAGTCTAAAACCTCCATAGCTAATTCGATAGTTCCGTCTAAATTGTTTTCAAAAACTTTGTTAAAATTGGTTTGACTATTTAATTCACCAATATCAATAGCAGAACAGTTTTTAAATAATTTCATAAGTAATTCACCAGGAATGCCATAAAGTATTGTAGCAATTCCTTTTATAACTCCAGTGCTATTTTCTAAAGCAACATCAGAATCTAATTGATTTTTTACTCCATCAAATAAATCTTTTCTTAATTTAAGTGCTTCTAATGCATTGAATTGGATAATATTTATATCAAATTCACCAATTTTAATAGTTTTTGTTTTTAAAGCCATAGCTTATACAATTTAATTATTTCCTGCTAAGTTAATAACATAATCAGATCCTGTTCTAATAGTCCATTCTCTTTGTTTTGCTTCATTTCCATAAGAAATAGTTGGATTTTTAACAATCCAAGCAGTTTTAGCTGCAATAAGACTATTACCAGATCTATCTTTAATTAATAACGGAAGAGGAGCACTTACTGCTCTATCTGCATTATGAAGTCCAGATAAAACTTGGTTAGTAGGAGAAGTTTGTCTTAATCTTAAAATAATAGTTAAAAAATTTGAATTATTTTTAACTCTATCAACATGCCCGTCAGCTCCTCCTATAGAATTAAAAGCATCGTTTTCCTCCGATATTTCGACAGAATCGCCATCAGCAAATCCAGTTATTTGAGCAACGCCAAATATAACGCTTAGCTTTTTAAAATCAAAAGTTCCGATATTATTTGCCATAATATTAATCTAATTAAAAGTTATTAAACTGAAAGGTTACCACTTATTGCAATTTTATTGACTGCACCAGCCAATGTTGCTGTAAATGAAACACCTGAAAATAATCTTGCTAAGTTATCAGCAGATGAAATATCAGCAACGTCAGGAACAGTTATTGTATATTGACCAATACCGTCGGCGTCAGCTGCAATAAAACCGTTTGCTACCCCTTCATCAAAAACTTCTCTCATTTTATTTTCAATTATATCTCCACCGGCGTCAGTGTAAGGTATTTTTTCAGCATTAATTAAAGTTGAATATAAATTTTCTTGAAGTTTTGCTTGTAACCAATCAGCACCTCTAATTACGTCAATCCATTCACCTGAAGCAACTTTACCGTATCTTGTTATTGATTTTCCGGCAAAAGTTTCGTATGTATTACCATTATTTGCAAATATAGCTGATGATTGCGATGAAAGTAAATCGTCAGCAATAATTCCTTTAAGAAACTTAAACGCCCAATTTGATGATCCTGGAAGCGTAGGCAATTGCCGACCTAACCAAGAAGCATCAGCAAAATAATTAGCTACATCACTATTATATATAGTAAAAGTTCTATCGTAACCTAGTTGTTTTAATTGATATAAAATGCTTCCTGTGTTTGCTGAATCAAGATTGTCAATGTCAGATGTTCTAGCAAGAAAAATTCTTTTTAATGGTTCAATTTTACTAGCCGCACTTAAAATATCAACTTCAACTGCAGAAGTAATAGCAAGAGCATACCAAGTAGAATTATAATCAAAACATTTTTGAATAGCATTTGCCCAAGTTTCTGATAAAGTATATGAACCTGAACCGGTAGCAGGAGTTGCTGAAGGAGTAGAAGTTGCAGTAAATCTAATATTATCGTCATCAATAATAGTTTCAACAGTAAATGTTCCGTTATATTCAGCTTGATCAAAACCTGCAACAGTAACTGAAGCACCAACTTCAGCTTCAATACCGATTCCTATTTTATTAAGATTAACAATATTTCCTGATGGATTTGTTGCAGCAGTAATAGTAGTTGAAGCTTTAACAACTTTTTTACCAAGCATAATTATAGCTGGAGTTTTTTCTTGTGAAAAAGCTGCTGAAGCCATTTTATATTCTGGATCTGAAGAAACAAAATCAACAGCAACTTCAGTCATATTAGCATAACTTTTTACACGTCTATCAAGCTTCATAGATTCACCTAAAAACAATGGAGTTCCAAATCCTTGTTGAGTAATTGTTTTAGTTGAAAGATTAATTGAAATATCTATTATTTGATCTAATTTATTTGACATAATTTAATTCAATTTAATTTTAATTATTAAAAAATTATTCTACCACCGTTTCAATAATAAAAGGATCTTTTTGCTGATCACTATCAACATTTCCAGAGATTCCAATAGAATTAATTGCCGGCACATTATCTTCTGTATTAGAAGAATAATTTTTAGAAATTCTAAAAATTAGTTCGGCTACTGATCTTGTTTCAAAACTTTCATTAATAGTTGTAGTTATATCCACAGGATCACTTTCAATGTTAACATATGCTAATTTATTTTGACATAATAAACTTAAATTACTTGGTAATTCAAGTTTATTTATTAATTCTAATAAAATTTCCATTGCATCTTCACTTACACAAGTTAAAGATAAAACAATTTCTCTATCACCTTGAGTTTTACTTAACTCTCCAGTATTAGGCTTTGAATAATAATCAGTTCCACCAATGAATCTAACTGATGATATTTTCATAGCAATATGATCACCATCAGGATCCGGTGCATTTTGGCCTAACCATATAACTTTTTTACTTGTTAAGACATTTATTACCGTTGCTAATGCTGTTTTTAATTCTACTATATTTATACTCATATTCTAACTTGATTCAGGTGGAACACTGTCGTTTGTTGTTCTTTTAGCAACAAATATTTTATAATGATTAATAACATTATTTTTCCAAGGGTATACTCTAACAACTTCAAATTCATTTCCATCTATAATAATTATATCAGCGTTTACACCTTTTCCTTTTTCTATTCCATATAATTCTGTAGAAGTAAATATTTTTTTTGTCTCTAATTCTCTTCTATTTTCAGGAAGTAATAACATTTCTGATCCTGTCATAGGTTGAACACTAGCAGTTATAGTAAATTCTGTATCAGGCCCGGAAACTTTAAAAAAACCTGCCGCGTCATAATCTCCTGATGCTCTTCGTTTTACAGTTAATGTATGTTTTCTAAAACTGCTCATTTTTTTAATATTTTAAAAGATACACTTTTTAATAATTGGCCTGTTTCAATCAATGGATTATCAAAACCTTTATTTTTTATAGTTGATAAGGCGTTTGCAGGATCTTTAAAATCAATTATTGTTTTTTTAACTTGATTTTTTTGGTATAAACCTATTAGTTTTAATTCTCTAATTACATCAAATCTTCCTGATCTTATTAATTTTGGTATTTTGGAGAATTTTTTACTTATTTTTTTATAATTTTTATTAAAAGTGCTTCTTAAAAATGATCTTTCAGGAATAACAATATTTCTATTTTTTCCAGCTTTTGTTGTTCCAAACTCGTTTACAATAGCTCTAATGCGAACGTCTTCTCCTGATTCTTTAAAAATACCGACAACAACTTTCTTAGAATTTAAGTCTTGAAAACTTTTTTTATAATTATTAAATCCTTTATCTATTACTTTAAGTCCCACGATTCATATAAAAATTAGGAACACGAGCTTTTAATAATCTATTGTAAGAATCCAAATATTGAGTAGTGTTCATACTTACATTTGGATTATTTCCTCCACCATAGCTTCTACTTAAATCACCTTCTTTTTCTTGAGTTAAAACTCCTCTAGAATTTCCGTCTCTTGAGCTTAGCTCCAACAAATGGCAAGCATAATATGCTATAGCTAAATTATAATTATTGGTATCACTGAATAATGTAGTATCAACCTCGTTTTGAGCAATACCTATAAATCTATTTTTTTTATCTGTGGAATTATCAGCATCTATTGTTGGAGCAATATCAGCAATCCACTCAAGAGACGTAGTCATTACTTAACAGCTTTAATTTTCTCAATTATTTGTTTAACATTTAAGCCTTTAGTTTCAATCTCTAAAGAATTAGCAATTTCTACTAAAGTTTTTTTATTTTGAGCTTCAAGGTCAATATCAGAAAGATCAATTCCTTCTTCATAAGTATCTTCTGTTATTTCTTTAATATCTTCTTCAGTATTTTCTTCAGAATTATCTTTTTCAGATTCTTCAATGTTTTCTTCAGAAATATCTTCTTTAGTTTCAATTTTTTTAGCTTTTTCTTTAGATTTTTTCTTTTCTTCAGCTACAATAACTAAACCAGAGATTCTTGTCATTGCTTCATACATAGGATGAGATTTAATTAACTCAAATTGTTTATCAGTCAATATATTTTCACCATCTTGTAATACAATAGTTTCTTCAAAAGTTCTAAATCTCAATAAACCTTTAGTTCTTTTTAAAATTTTCATAGCAATTATTATATTGTTTAATAAATCTATAAAAACCTAGAAAACTAATGTTTTCTAGGTTTTTATATTATATACCGTAATTGTAAGAAACAGAATAAGGGAAGAATATTCTAGTTCCACCGCATCTTGCTTCAATAATGTTTTTTGTTGCAAGATTTTTGATTTGAGGAGCATGAGGCATTAGTCTTATAGGAAGGACACCTTCTAATTTTTCTTCTGAATTATTATAAAGAACAAAACCAGATTTAGTTCCGTTTACAAAACCATTTTTAAGTTGTTGAACCCAATCTACAGTTAAACCATATTCTTGTTCAATATATTTTAATATTGACATACCAGAATAATTAGTAGTATCAAGAGCTTTTTTCTTAATTAAATGATAATTTGTAGGATCAAGTAACATGCGAGTAGGTATTTCATTTCCGTTACTTGTGTCAATTACATTATTAAATGCTTCTTCAACGTCATCAAGAATATTTACAGCAGTTTTAGTTGACCATAATGTAGATGAACCAATTCCAGTAGCAGCTACAACATCAATAGGAACATTGCCGTTATTAAACATTCCAGTGATATTGTATCTTGAATCGC